ACCAACAGCTACGTTGTTTGCGCCTGTGGTGTTTGCTACTAAAGCTGAATACCCTACTGCGGTGTTGCTAGATGCTGTGGTGTTTGCGAATAAAGCTGAAGCACCTAGAGAAACGTTAAAGTTACCTGTAGTGTTTGTATGCAAAGAGCTTTCGCCCATTGCTACGTTAGCTGTACCAGTAGTGTTAGCAGATAGTGCAAGCCTACCAAAAGCACTATTATTAGATGCGGTGGTGTTTGCGGTTAAAGCACTTTTACCAACGGCAGCATTATTAGCTCCTGTCGTATTTGCTGCTAAAACTGCTGCACCAACGGCAGTATTATCATCTGCTGTTGTGTTTGCTCCTAAAGCACTTTGACCAATAGCAACATTGCGATCACCCGTTGTATTAGCATCAAGAGAATAAGAACCTACTGCTACATTCTGAATACCTGTATCAATTAATTTTCCAGAATTAAAGCCGATGGTGACATTTTTCTCACCCGTAGTTATTGCGGCTCCCGCAGAATAACCAACTGCGGTGTTGTTATCACCCGTAGTGATCGCAGTCCCTGCTTCATCTCCCACGACAGTATTATAATTACCACCGCTTGCAATGCTGTTACCTGCGTTGACACCTGCGCGGAAGTTGGAGGTTCCTGCGGTTAAGGTTTTAAAATCGTCGCCTATAGAGATCGAAAGGTCTGTCCCTCCGGTGACATTACCCGCAACCAACACCTCAGCCAGCGTATCGGTCACACCGGGATCAACAAGCGCCATTGCGTCAACTACCGCTGCTCCGCTGCCTGCGCCGTCTAAATAGACGACCGCTGTCTTTCCTGTCGCAATCGTTACATTTGCGCCTGAGCCTTGGCTGATCGCAATCGACTGAGAGCCAGAGGTGGCGTTCTCGATGAACATTACGCGGCTGATGGTGTTAGGCGCAATCGTTAAGGTGCGCGTGGCGGATAGGCTGCCGGCAGAGGTCACCTTAAAATACATTGCCCGGGCCGGGTCACTGACACCATCGGCAACGGTGGTCGTTGCGTCTGCGTCTGAACTAAATGCTTGCTGAGTCGCGTAGCCTAACGCTTCTCCAATCAATTCGAGCGATTGGTTTGTGGTTGTGCCCCAAGTTCCCGATCCCTCTCCAGTCGCCAATTCGGTCAATCGGAGGTCATTTACAAAGGTTGCCATGTGATATCCTCTTGGTTAGGCGGCGTCCCGCCCAGCTTTAATCTCTGCATACCCCGGTGACTGGCTGGTGTCGATTGCCGAGTAGCCGGGCGATTGTGTTGTATTAATTGAATTGTAGTTCGGGTCTTGGCTGGTGTCTATCTCTCCCCATATCAGAATATCCCCTACACTTGCAACCATTGAAACGCCAACAAGCTCGACTACCGAGCCTGCGACTGTAGTAACGGACCCAACAGAGGAGTTTATCTGCTGGCCGTCAACATAAACATAGTTAACCGTTCGCACGGTAGCCGTGCCAATCGCAGAGGTGATCGCTTGCCCTGTGAGCGTCAGGTTTGCCCTCCCTGTAACGGTGGGAGCGCCAACGCCTGCCGTAATGGCTTGCCCTGTCAGCTCTACAATAGCCCGGGCGACAACTTGAATTGAGCCAATTCCCGATGTGATGGCCTGACCAGATACCGAGACGTTAGCTTCAGCGTCAACCGATGGAGATCCTAGCGCGGACGTAATGGCCTGACCTGTTAGGGTGACGTTGGCCTCTGCGTCCGTGGTGACCGCGCCAATCGCAGAGGTGATCGCCTGACCCGTGACTGGCACGTTAGCCTCGGCATCAACTGCGGGTGCGCCTACGCCAGAGGTAATGGCTTGCCCAGTAGGCGTGATATTAGCCTTGCCAGTTACCGTGACATTCGGGCCAATGGCCGAGGTGATCGCTAGGCCGGTGATACTTACAACGGCAGCAGCCGCTACAACGGGAGCGCCTAAGCCCGAGGTGATCGCCTGACCTGTTAGGGTGAGGTTAGCCTCTCCGGTAACCGATAGCGAGCCAACGCCTGACGTGACCGCCTGACCGGCTGGCTCGACGGGTAATGGGGTGCTCCAAGCGCCTTCTCCCCAACCGCCACGGCCCCAGCCGTCTATGTTAGCCATCTTCTAGCTTGGCTTCTGCGTCTTTCAATAATCGGACAGCGGTGCTCATGATGTCGCGCACAGCGTCTGTCATAAAGTCTGTCGCAAGAGAGGCCTCCATCGTCTGGATGGCCCCCTGAATATCTTCTAACGCCGTCATATTGATCTCCAATCAAGCGACTATCATAGAACTTACGCGGCGCTAGGGATACCCTGATACTTCCGATTGAGTATGCGCTGCACCTTCGAGTGCGTCAGCGGGGGAATACTGTGTAAGCTATTGACCTGCTTTGCGATCTTTCGCGGCCCAAGGCCTCGACCGTGGAGCCTGTAGATCGTCTTAAGCACCGCCTGCTCTTCAGGGATCTCGACAAGCTTCTTGCGAGTCTTGCTGCCGGTCTTGACCTCTTCATGACGGAAGCCATAGGGAGCAGATCCGCCAATGGCGTAGCCGCGTGAGGCCCAGTCAAGCTTACCCGCCGCAAATCGATCCTTGATTGTCGCATGCTCGATCTCAGCAACCGCCGACAATACCATTAGCATAATCTGATTTGCCATAGAGTTCATGTCAAATTTAGCATCGAGACCCTTAGACCTGCTTGCGTCAGGATAAACGATCGGCATTTCACCAAACTGTTCGCAGAAGTAAAGGGTGATGCCGATGTCCTGCAAGACCGGAATCATACCAAGAAGGTCAGAGCTTGATCGGCTGAGTCGGTCAAGGCGGGTGCAGATCACCACGTCATGCTCGTCAATCACATCAGTCATCTCGCGGCTTGCGGGTCGGTCGAGGACGGCGTGGGTGCCAGAGATGCCCTCGTCGGCAAAGAACTCGGTCACATCACGGTTGTACTTTTCACGAACGAACTCACTGATCTGCTGCTTCTGCGTTTCAAGAGAGATGCCAGACTTGACCTGCTCGTCGGTGGACACGCGCACGTAGCCGTAAATGTTGTTGACCTGCTTTAATGGATTGCCGCTCATTTCACGCCTCCCTTGAATCCGTACTCGGCCATCTCTTCGTGCAGCCGCTGCCAGTTGATGTCCAGGGGCATGCTGTTGTTGCTGCGGTCAGCGAACATTACCTGACCATCCTTAACCAGCTCTATGCCGAATACCGCCTTTGGCATTCCATCATAGACGATGTCGATGCCGTGCTTCAGACAGGTGCGGCGCACCCGGTTGTAAAAGACTTTCTTAGCTTGGGCACCTGCCCCTTGATCACTCATCACGTTCTCCTGCCAGTGAAATTGCATCTTAGGGCATAACGTGTCGATGTGCAAACATTTATTTCGGTGTGCAGGGGTTTGCATATAGACACGGGGTATGCTATTATTGGGAAATCAACCAATGGAGAACGTGATGGAATTTAAGCAAACAGACAACGGTCGGATCTGCAAAACATTCAAGGATGACTGTGTGATCCGGTCGATCAGTATAGCGACTGGCAAGACCTATCAAGAGACCTTCGGGGAGATGATGGCGCTAGGGCTGGAGATGGGTGCCTTCCCAAACCACGACAGGGTGTGGGTGAAGTACCTTGAGCAGAATGGCTTTGTGAAAAACAAGCCTCCCCGAAACGCTAAGGGCAAGTACATCAAGCTTCAGGATTGGGACTTTACTGGTGTTGCGGTTGTCATAAATTCAGGGCACCTGACGGCGGTTAGAGACGGGGTGTGTATTGATAGCTGGGATTGTCGGTACAGACCTGTTAACTCGTATTGGACAGCCGCGTAAGCGGCAAGGAGAAAGAATGAGATACCACAGACTAGAAGCCGATAAGATCGAGAAGATTGACGGCCTGTCCCGGCTCAAGCGAATGCTTGCAACTCACGACTGGTACTTCGACTACTCGGATGACCATAGCGTCTGGCAGCGCGGGGTGGATGAGCGCAAAGACATTACCGCCGAGGCCAAGCGCCTTGGTCGGCCCGAGATCGTCGGCGATGCATTCCAAGCCATGAAGGATCGCAGGCTAACCGAGTACCTCGATGGATTGGAGGGTGATGATGGATAAGTATTTCTCATCACTCGACGTGGCCGCACTGCGGATGCAGCTACCAGCCAATAGCAAAAAGGCCATGAAGTTGTACCGCCATGTGCTGCATAATGAGCATGACGCTGGCCCGGAGGCTGGCTACATCATTAGGCTTTGGAAGCAGGAGCGCGGTATCGATGAAAAAGATAACAGTATTGATTGAGCTTGACGTAAAAAAGCTAAGCGATATCGACGCGCTTCAGGATATGATCGAGGAGGCTCTGGCTGAGGCGCTAGATCAAGATGAAGAGGTGTCGATAAAAATTAAGGCGGAGTTTTCTAGAGGGGAAAGTCAATGAGCGAAAAGCAGCGCCAATTTGATGTGATCGTAGATCTTATTCATAGCGCAATAGAATCTGAGCAAGATCAGCCTGACGTTTTTAAGCTTGAGACTGAGCTTAGGTTAAATCACGTATACCTGAAGCTAGGAGAGGCGCTTGATATAGAACCTATTGATTAGCCTTAACTTGCTCTATGTACTCGCTGACAGTGTCAACCCATTCAGGGGTGGCCTCTTGTGTGGGTTTTGATAGCTGAAACGACCTAGCGTCACCTCCGGGTTCAATTCCAGCGGCTCTTCTTGCGGCGTAAAAGTCAGGAGCAAGAATTTGTCTGGGAATAGGAACCTCAAAGCCGCCCATGTAATCACCCGACAACTGAGTGTTATATGTTGCATGACTCAAGTTAGGATTTTGCACCGGCTCAAAACCGACTACTTCGCCCTTCTTGTTCAGGATAGGGTTGCTCTTATCTACTCTTCCAATCGTCATCCCGCCGGATGCAAATGGCAGGTCTAGATAATCTGGGTCGGTAATTGCAACTCGGGTCTGGACTACGTCAGGAAATCCCTTAGATTGGAACTCTGCTCTTTCCATCCTGTCTAAAAAAGCAAGGCGCAAGGGGCCGCCTTTAACACCAAGCAACTGCTCACGGGCCTCGGGGTGGTCGATTCCCTTCCACTCTGGCCTGATTTTCTTGACCGCCTTATCAAATTCTTTTTTTGTTTTTTTCGTGATCTTCATTTTTGGAACTTGCTGTATTAACGCATCAGACATCATGGTGTTAAAATCTAACGCCGTCTGAGTCATTACTGTTGGTATAAAATAAGTTTCTTCGTCGCCAACAGATTGCCGACCAAGTCTCGTTATTGCGCCTTTGTCGCCCGCCCAAATCGAACCAATTCCGCCATTATCTCTTAGATGCTTTTGATACATCATGAACTCCGGCCCACCCAAGAGGTCAATTGGAAACTCCAAATCAATGCCGTTGATTCTCACCAGCTTTTGGCCTGCGACAGCTCTATCGCCTGCATCAAAAATTATTCGGCCACCTTCCATATCTTCCGGCTTGATTGTTTTGCTCGGAACCAGAACGCCTGAAGGCGAAAGCTCATAATCCATATCTTTAGGAAGGGTTTTCAGCTTTAACCCGCCGCCGGCTGGATGGTAATAGCCCACCTGAAGGCGCTTTTGCTCACCAAGGGGCAGGCTGATCTGATCTTCAATCGAAGACTTCAAGGAGACAATGCCGTCCTTCAGTTTGCCAGCGCCTTTTGCAAGAATGCCACCAACCCCGGGGATTAAGCCGATGGATGCGATGCCGGCCTCTACCGGCATGCCGGCCTTGGCGTAATCGACAGTGTCTATCGCGGCAGTCGCATCACCAGCAACCGGAATGAAATCTAGAACATCTAATATTTTCTTAGCACGACGATACGCCTGCCTATCACCGCCCATTGCATCAGATATTAGTCGTTGCAACTGCGAGCGAAGACCCTCCTCTTCAGGGATCGCCATCTGGAGCGGCCCCATGTCAGTTGGCATCCTTGATAATAGCCGCTCGATGTCCCCGGTAGAGTCTTCAAAAACATCAATATCATCTAGATCCACAGCACCGCCGTTGGCTTTGAGTATCTTGGCCGATTTTTTTTGCTTAGGGTCGAATTCAGCGTTTACTGAGCGGATATTAGACGGGTCAAGCGATACGACAATGTCTGAAGGCTGGTAAAGAGCTTCCTTAGCCCTATTTCTAGCTTCTCGACGGATTTCTACGGGAATATCCCTGTATGCTTCTCTTGCTGCATCTGATTGATTAACAAGAGCGGGATTTACGTCATAACCTAGCTCTTTAAGATATTTTGCCTCGTTACGATACAGACCAGCAGAGCCAACAGAGGCATCAACTACGTTCTCTATGATCAAGCCTTTGTATCCGGCCTTTCGAGCGCGCCTAGCAAGGTCATCGGTGGTGGTTGTTTGGTTCAAATACTCTTGAAGCTTTTCACCCTTAACCTTTGACTTAGGGCCAAAATCAAAAACCTCTGAGGCAGGTTTCACAGTTCCATCAGGAAACTCGACAAGCAGGCCTTCCTTGGATATCGAACTCCAAGACTCGCCAGAGCTGGCAGGCTTAACCTTTATAAATTCAGACTTGTTGACGTAGACCGGGTAAATAACGGAGTTATCAGTCTTTGTGTAGGAGCCAGCAACATCAGGAGACGATGACATGAATACGCCGGTGCCAACCGACTTTGTCTCGCCAGTTTCACGGCTAGGCATACGAAACTCGGTAATATCGGCATCTGCACCATGGTAATACACCGTATCGGTGTCGAAACCAGCCTTCTTGGCCCTCTCAAGACGATCAGCAGCCTTACCCAGTCCACGGGCAGCTCTCATAACACCACCAACAACGGGCACCACACCGATTCCCTGAAGAACCGCTGACCCGTAGTTACCCTCGCGCAAATTTTCAGCAAGGCTAGGTGACCTCGGGCCTTCCATAACCATGCCAGAGATCGACACATCACCCGCAGGGAACTCAGGGAACTCGCCGGTAATATCAATTAAGCCAAGGGGATCAGCAAATGCGGCCCCAATGTTGGCCATCTGGGCACCGGTCAACTCGGGCAGCTCAGGGTCAGGGGTTCTCCCCATCATCTGGCCGACCGAGCCGCCCAAGTTGTACCCAAATATATCGATATCATCCATTCTGGACATTATGCGGCCTCTTGCCGAGCGTCAAAGTACCCCTTCAACAGCGCGAACCACTCGTCGAGGGTGATGACCGCTGTACGAGAGTTATCTCGCGGCAAATTTTCGTTAATCGCATACAGCGGCAGGCATACCCTGATCGCCTTATTATTAAACTTGTATATCAGAATCGGAACATTATCACCACAGGCGGCGCATACCTGATCCCACCACGCGGTTGCGTACCACCAGCCAGACTTGTAAGCCTTACACTCGATCGAATGACCCGGGATCTGAATATCACACAGGTCAGCGGTTTGATATTGATCAAGGTTGCGCTTGCAGGTAAAACCAAGGGCATGCTCTTCGGCAAAACCATTGATGCGCTTTACGCAATCGCGCTCGAATGATGCCCCTTTATTTCTTGAATCCGCCATCGGGACAGTTTATGCGAAAAAAAAATAGAAATAAAATTTTATAAGGGTTACCTTTACGTTCCTACCAAGAAAAAACCCTGCTCAGCCGTCATCAGCTTTTGCCCCCCTTAGCAAAAAACTGAAGGGCAGGGTTCCTTTCTAAGCAAACAATACCCCTTACAGAATTTTGGTGGCTGGGTGCGTAAAACCTTGCTAAAGCCATCGCGCCACAGGCGACCGCCAAAAAGGGGGGTGTGGGGGTCGCAATCTAACGCGATTTCAGCCCCTTTTTCCGGCCCCATAGGGTTCCTTTGCTCGCGCCCGGGATCGCCTGAGAGGCCTCTGAGGGCGCTCTGAGGGCGAATAAACCATGCAGGGCGCGGTCATGACGCAGGCCGTATCGCCCCTGCTCAGAGCCACGCAGTCTTGGCGCAACCAGAACAACCCCTGCGTCCTGCGTAAGTCATTGTTTTTGCAGGGAATTCCCCAAAAAAAGGGCAAAACCAGCATTTTTGTAGAATTTTGAGGGGCCGGGCGGGAGGCGGGGCCAAGACGAGGTTCTTTTTCGGAATGCGCGAAGCCAACAAGGTTAATGGTCTTTGTCGTTGAACTCCGCCTCCACACCCAGCAGTTCGTTCAGCCGGTGCTTGATGTCTTCCTTGTTCATCTTTTGCAGGTCTGCGTTGATGTTCAGGTTCTGGCTGCGGTGGATCGTCAGCCCTGCGAGCTGGTTCAACTCCTTCACTGCGCTCACCGCTGCGTTGTACGCTCCGGTCTCGAAAGCCGTCTCCGCAATGTTCCACAGCATCGCCCCGGTCTTCTGCGGCGTGATCGCGTACTTCTCCCGCAGCTCATCCTGCTTGATGCGAACCGCTCGCGTAACCTTCGGGAAGTCCTTGCCGTTGAGCATCTTGGTCGCGGCGCTTGCCGGGAATGAGAACCCAGCCCTTCGTGCCGCTTCTGTCTGCCCACACGCGCCCTCGGTGTAGTGCCAGACGAACGCTGTCTGCATGTCAGTGATCCCTGCCTCGTCGTCCGCCAAGAATGTCTTGGGTGTCTCGACTAACTGCTTGCGCTCTTTCCTTGGCCTTCCCCGTCTGGGCTTGTCGTCAGCCATCCGCTGCTCCTTAATCCATTGAACACTACCCGCGCCTCTTCCTTTGAAAGAGGCGCTTCTCTGACGCTCTCCCGCTCGTCTGAGTTCATCAACATCCATCTCCTGAAGTTGTTTTCCTCATCCGATTCCCGATCATACACGAACCTTTCCATCCGCCTTCTCCCTCGTTAGGGTACAGGGGGCAGGGTACAGCGCATCAAAACTTTTTTAAAACCTCTATGAGCACTTCCCACTGTCCATACCCATTACTATATATATATATATTTATTTTATTTAAGGTACCCTACCCTACCCTGTTAAGAACATTAAGCATTTCAAACACTTATAACATTTTAAAATAGGGTATCAATTGACGTACCCTTAGAAATCTTTGCCCCAACTGTCGCTAAACTTGTCTCCACTCCCAATTTCCACCTTCGTGTAGTCCAAGTCGTACACTTTCTTGCCATTACTTTTGCGCGGTTCCAGTCCAAACTGCGCCAGTACCCTGCTGGCATCCTTGATATCCGGCATCCTTGGTTGACTGATTCCGAGGTCTCGAAGCAGCTTTGTCATCTGAACTGGCTTGGTGTTCTTGCTCTGGAAGTGTACGTGTTCGAGGATGAGATCTTCGACGGTGCTCTGGGTGCGATAGGTCTCGTTGCTGCTCTGGAGCATCTCACGTTCCTCTGCGTTGAGATACCAGCTCTCCCTCTGGTACAGCGTCTCCTTGATCTCTGCCCACAACTGCTGCATGTCGATCCCATGGTTTGCATTGATATCGGTCACGGCGACGACCCAAAACCGTCTGTTGCCGGTGGTGTCTATCAGGAACTCGCGCTCGTTGACGCTGCCGTAGAATGCGGTTCGTCTCTGGTACGTGGTGCTGGCCCGGTCATAGGGTAGGCGCAGCTCGTCAACCTTCTTGCCCGTGAACTGCTTGAGAGAGTCTATGTCCGCCCTCTTGAACGTGCTGCCTAGCTCACCCAGCTCTGCTACCCAGTGGCTCACTACCTGCTTCACACTGTCCTTGTCATTTGGGTTGAGCGTGGCACCCTCTAATAGCCAGCCCTTCTCGTAGTCCGCCAAACGCTTAAACCATAGGGTCTTACCTAAGCCCTGAGCGCCCTGGAATACCAAGATGCCTTCGAGGGATACACCGTTTGGTTCAAAGGCCGCGGCCACGCAACCGATAAGCCACTTGGTCATCAGCATCTCCTTCAGCGGCTCGTTGGTGCTCTTGATCGTGCTCAAGAACTCCTGCATCCTGCTGGTGCCGTCCCATGGCCTACTCTCTATCCATTCCTTGACCGGGTTGTACTCTTTCGCCAAGAGCTTTAGGTAATCCCTGACCTTCTGGTGCGGCACACCCATCTGGATGCAGCGATCTTCGATCTCGATCAGGCTAGACTCGTCGGCCATGTCTGCAATGAAGTTGCTGTGCGGTATGTTGATCTCCATCGCCTTCTTGATCACGTTGTAGCGCACATCAATCTGATTGACCGTCAGCACACCCCGGACATTGTCCTTGGTGTTCAGCATCCGACCCTTCTCGCTGGTGTTCCACTGATACTCGACCGGCACGTCAACCTTGTTCAAGTCGGGCAGTAGCTCACCC